ATAAAAAGAAAAAAATTAAAAGCCGATCAAAGGATAAAAGTACTTCAGAAAAATCATGCATGTCTCGCGAGTCTTGTATGTCACATACAACAAATAGGACAGATAAGACAGATAAGACGGATAAGACAGATAAGACAGATAAGACGGATAAGACGGATAAGACGGATAAAACAGATACATTAAAAGATATTACAAAATATACACGATTTACGAAGTTATACTATCCACCATATGAAAATCCTGTAAAAAATGATGTTGTTATAGATAAAAAAATAATTATTACGGGACCCAATGCTGCTGGTAAGACAACGGTTATTAAATCAACACTATTGAATATTATTTTGTCACAGCAAATTGGATACGGTTTTTATGAGACAGCACATATTAGGCCGTATGATTATTTGCACTGTTATTTAAATATACCGGATACATCTGGACGCGATAGTTTATTTCAGGCAGAGTCCAGAAGATGTAAAGAAATATTGGACTGTTTAGAAAAAGAAAATACTAAAAATCATTTTTGCATTTTTGATGAATTATACTCAGGAACAAATCCATATGAGGCTGTAGCAAGTGCATATGGATATATAGATCATCTTTCAAATATGAAGAATGTAGACCTTATGTTAACAACACACTATATACAATTGTGTACAAATTTGAAATCAAATCGACATGTTAAAAATTATCATATGAGTGTAGAGATTAAGTCTGATTATAACGTTGAATATTTATATAAATTTAAAAAAGGAATATCAACAATTAAAGGAGGAATAAAAGTTTTATATGATTTAGAATATCCTGAATCTATTATTGAACGTACTAAAAAAATACTTAGTGCAATGTAGATATAGATGATCGGATATTATTCTGATAATAAAATTTATAAAATGTATAAAATAAATAATAATTATAAACAAAAGCGTTAAATATTTTATTTTTATTTATGTATAAAAATAAAAGATGTCGCTATTCAGTTCACAGACTATTTTTAATCTACTTATTACATTAATTATTGGTACCGCATTATATTACTATATGAAGTACAAATTTAGAATATTAGAACTTACACAGCGCGAACATGCAAAAGTATTACAAAGTGTAATAATGTCAATGAATACAAATAATTCAGGTAGAGGAGTTGCAAATCAGTCAGGCGGTGAGTATAGCAGTATGGGTAACTTGCAAAATCTTGAGGAAGATATGAATAGATTTCGTGAAATAAATAAAAACGAATTAATTGATGTATCGGATGAAGACGATGAAAGCGAAGATGAAGATAGTGAAACAGATTCATCTGAATCATCTGAATCATCTGAATCATCAGAATCAGGTGATGATACTAGTGATGACGAAATCGACGAGATTGATGAGAATGGTAATCTACGGGATAATAACAATACTAAAAAAATAGTAATTACTAATAATCATGATTCACATAAAGTTGAACATTTGACAGGACCCGATATAAAAGTAATTGAATTGACACACCCCCTTTACTCTAACAACGAAACAGTAGAGGATATGACCGGACATAATGAAGATGAAGACGAAGATGAAGATGATGAATGTGAAGATGAATCTGATTCTGAATCTGATTCAGAGTCTTCAGCTGAGAATGAAGATGGAAGTCACGAAATTAAGGATACTGTATCACAAAAACAAGAACAAGAACAAACTTTAGAAGAATGTACAAACATGGCTATAGATAACTCTTTAGATAATATATCAGTAACTACTGTATTTAAAAATAAAAATAACGATAATAGTGTAGACTATAATACAATGACTGTATCAGTATTACGACAAATGCTAAAGAGTAAATTTGTATCAGATGGACATCATATGAGTGAAACATCTATTAATAAGTTGTCAAAGAAAGATATTATTAAAATGTTACAATAATTCATTTGCAACAATTGATATTGAATAATGGTGATTTTATAAAATAATATAAATTTGTTAATAATTCATATTGATATTATTTTTATCTAGTTTTAGTATATACTATACAATGTCTTGGGCTACTTGTTATGCAGGGTCAAATAATATTCATTTCAATTTTCCTCCAATAATGTCTGATGGTCGCAATTATGCTACATGGCAACCTGGTGCTGTTGTGAATGAAAAAATACGCGAGAATAATAATATTACATCAAATTGGGATTATAGAAATTTTTTACAACATAATGCAACCAAAATAATACAAGCAAATTCAATTTCTGCGTGTAATAACTGTGGTGCATGTCCACCATTATATACAGGTTCTCAAAATCCTGATGTACAATCTAATACACCTTTTGTGTTTGCATCTGCACTAGATAGTAGTCAGCCTTTTGGGTACGAAACAAGTGATCTTAAAAATTTGTATCTTTCTCGTTACGAATTACAAAGTCGAATGTTATCACCTTCAATACCACTGTCGCAGGCTGAAATGTTAGCTCAAGGTATTCCGCGTTCAAATTAAATATTATATAATTATTATACTATTAGACGATTATTTAATAACATAATATTATAAAAAATAATATGTTATTTATATGTCATTTATATATTGAAATAATTTTTACCGACTACATAATTAAGTAAGCGTTGAATGTTATCAATTTCGTAATTAAAAACTAATGCTACAAATGTAGAGGTTATACAGTCAATTGTATAATGGCTTCTCGATGCACATATTAATATGAATCCACAAATATATACAGCGATATATAGTAACCAATAACTTGAACCATAATAACGTGCAATGAGTAATATCTGAATTATTATACTTACAAAATGTACACTAATCCCTAGGTTATTACATGATCCCATGTTTAGCGCATTTTTAAAAAAATTAGAAGAATACTTGCATTCTTTACTACTATCGGGAAGCGTCGTAGATACAAAATATATATATGCAATAAAACGAAATATTAAAAAAATGAAAATGAAAATGATAATGTACTTGTATTGACCATTTAAAATAAAAATAGTAAAGAAAATAAATGAAACAAATGAAGTAAATAAATCACTTACTATATCAAGGTGCTCTATTTTTTTTACATTATCTTGTATTATATCCGGTATTACAACTTTATTTATCGGTTTTCCTTTGGTATATGAATATTTATTAACTACAGATTCAATAACATACATTATGATAAATAGTACAATAAATAATAATATAAGGTTTATATAACTTATTTTTTTCATTGTAGTTTAGAGTTTTAAACTATTATATATTATATAGTGATATAATAAGTATAAAAAACATTATTGTAATTTAATTATGAAAAATAAAACAAAAAATAATAAAAAATATTACTCATTAAGATATTTACCAAAAAGACTAACGCGTAAAGATGCTACAATTGAAAAAAAAGAACTTAATAAGTCTAGACAGTTATATAAAAAAAATAAATATTATACTAGAAAAAAAATAAAATCATTTACTAGTAAAGTATCTAAACACATATTAAAAGCAAGAAAAGTATATGGTGTTGAAGACATATATGCATCAAACAAATTGGCAAAAAAAACAGGCTGTAGTATTAACGCACTTGATCATATAGAGAAAAAAGGCCGTGGTGCATATTTTTCATCAGGTAGTCGACCAAACCAGACAGCACACTCGTGGGGAAGAGCAAGATTAGCAAGTTCAATAACGGGTGGTAAATCCGCAGCTGTTGATTTTAATATACTAGATAGTGGTTGTAACCATAAAACAAGCAAAGCATATAAGATGGCTTTGCAGTCTGTTAAGAAACATGGACATGGAACAAGACGTGTACCAAAAACTAAATATGTAAAAAAATAATATCTATTAAATAATATACTAAAATATATAATATAGTAAAATATATAATAAAACTTATTTTATTATATACATAATAGCATATAAAAGTATGAAAACAATTATTAGTTTTGATGTAGGTATGAAAAATTTAGCATATTGTTTATTTCAAGTATATTCAGATAACCAATCCGATGATTTAAATAAATTTAAAGTGTTAAAATGGGAAGTAATAAATTTATGTTCTCCTATAGTACACAAATGCAATAATGGAGGTACTGAATATTGTAAAGATGATGCAAAATATTGCAAGATTACTGTAAATTATGATGATGAAAATAGTGAATGTGCATCTATTGGGTATTATTGCAATAAACATGCAAAGAAATGCACTACTTTTAAAATTCCTCCAAGTGAATTAGATATTAAAAAAATAAAAAAACAAAAACTTGTAGATATAAAAAAAATTATTGAAAAATATAATATAAAACAAACTGTAACGTTAAATGATACAGCTACATATAACACCGATCATGTTGATAACGATGAGAATATAATAATACAAGTAGAAACAAAACGACAAAAAAATAATAAAGAACAGTTGTTGGATATTATTCAAGAAGAGTTAAATAATAAATATTTTCAGCCAATAGAAAATGTTCGCGCAAATGAAATTGATTTATTAACACTTGGAAAAAATATGATGATAGAGTTAGATAAGTTTGTAGTTAAGCAAAACAACATAGACGAATCTGATGAGAATGGTATGGGAGGGCTGGGAGATATGATAAATTGTATGAAATATAAAATAGATATAGTAATTATTGAAAATCAGATTAGTACAATTGCTAGTAGAATGAAAACGTTACAAGGTATGTTAGCACAATATTTTATTATGAAAGATGTACCATGTATAGAATTTATCTCTGCATCAAATAAATTAAAAATGTTTATGACAAAGAAAAAAACAACTTATACAGAACGTAAATTGGAAAGTGTAGAAGTAACAAAAGAACTTTTAGAAAAATTACCCTTACTTAAAGAATATAAAGGAATATTAGATAAAAATAAAAAGAAGGATGATTTAGCGGATTGTTTTTTACAAGGAATATACTATCTTACAGTAAAAAATATGATAAATATTGATGTATAATAGACATAATAATGGAATAAATATTATATATTATTTAATATGTTATTGATATGTTATTGAATATATTATTAAAAGTATTAAACATATTTATAATAATATATTTATAATACGCACAAACTTAAAATTAAAATTCTAGTTTATAAATAATATGACTAACGAAATCATAGAAATTGGAGATTTGCAAGAACTTGATAATAGTTTCATGGGTGGTGGAAAGAGTGGTGGAAGAGGAAATACTAAATCTGTAAATTTTGGCGGTGGTTTAGAACTATTGATGAATGATAAATTAAAATCCGGTGGTAAATCTAGCGGCGGTGGCGGAGGAGACATTGATATTGACGATTTGAACGAATTAGAGGATGAGTTGAATGAATTAAGCGACTCTATGGGTCATGGTCCTAGCAAAGTATCCAAAAATTTTAAATCAGACATTTTTGGTGGCGGAGGTATTAAACTTAACAATTATGATAATGACGATCAAAGTGATGGAGGATTTTCTGATCATAAATTTAATTTAGGAAGTAGCGGTGGTGGTGGTAGTAATACGAGTGGTATTGGCGCATCAACTGCAAATACAGATCCTGATAAAAAGACATGGGATGGTTTTGGAAAATTTAGTAATGTACCTATGAATCCTGATGCACCTTTAGACAATACTCCGCAAATGACAAAAGAGGAATTGTTGCGAGAAAAATTTAAAATTCTTCAGAAATTAGAAGAATTAGAAACAAAAGGTATTCGCCTGACGAAGAAGTATACGATGGAGTCTTCTTTATTGGAAATGAAAGGTGAATATGAAACACATTTAGAAGAAAGAGAGAAAAAAAACAGTATTAAATTTCAACAAAAGTTGCTTATGACGGCAATTACAGGTATTGAATTTTTGAATAATAAATTTGATCCATTTGATTTGAAACTTGATGGATGGTCTGAGCAAATTAATGAGAATATTGACGATTATGATGAGATATTTGCCGAATTACATGAGAAATACAAATCAAAGGCAAAGATGGCACCGGAGTTAAAGTTACTTTTTCAACTTGGAGGAAGTGCAATTATGCTCCATATGACAAATACAATGTTTAAATCTGCTATGCCAGGTATGGACGATATTATGAGACAAAACCCTGAACTTATGAAACAATTTACACAGGCAGCAGTAAATACGATGTCGCAATCAGCACCTAATTTTGGGAACTTTATGGGTGATATGATGGGCGGTGGAGGAGGTGGAGGATCTATGTCTAGCAATTTTAATAATCAACGCCCTCCGCCGCCGCCTGTAGCAACAAAAGGTCCTAATTCTATTCCACCTCCTAGAAGAGAAGGAGATATTTCTAATCGCCCTGACTTGAATTTTGGAAGAGGTAGCAACATGAATGACGGTGTAAATTTATCAGATAGTTATATTAATCCCTTTCAATCAAAACAAACACGAGGTGCACCTCCTCCACTTCCACAGAACCCACGCCCTGAAATGAAGGGACCTTCCGATATAAGCAATATTTTATCTGGACTTAAGACAAAAACTGTAAATATACCAAATGCATCAAACCCAGGTACTTCTGGTGGAAATAATAATACATCCGCAGCAAATACTACATCAGAAGATAAAGGTAGTACTATTAGTATAACAGAATTAAAAGAATTGCAAAACGATAACATGCCAAATCGTACGAAACGTAAACCAAAATCGGAAAAAAACACAATTAGTCTCGATATTTAAAATAAGTATAATTAAAAAAATATGAGTAAACAAATCTAATATAAAATATTATAGATATTATATTAGATTTTATGTTGTTAGATAAAGATAACAAGGATGTAAAAAATATGATATACACTTTAGTACAAAAATATATTCGTAAAATACCTAATATAAATATAGTTGATAAATCGATTTTTTTTAAAAATATTTCTTCTAATTTTACATATAAAATAAATAACATTATTGATAGTCACAATACGCTTACTATATTTAAAAAATCTTCATTTTTATTTTTATTTAATTCGTCATCATCGTCTATAATAAAACACCCAAATGATGAAAATTTATTTATAATTAATACAAGATTTACAAATTATATTTTGAATAAAATTGGTGAAAATAGTAATTCAGGAGTTAAAACAATGTGTATTACGATTAATAAAATTGCAGTTATGGATAAACATTTTAATGTAATGAGTTTTAAATACTTATTGCCTCCCAATTATAGTAACAAATACGTCGGAATTGAAGATATTAGATTATTTAATTTTAATAAAGAAATATATTTCATAGGATCATTATACAATCCATTAAATAATAAAATCCAAATTGTTTCAAATAAATATAGTATAGGTAATAACTACAAACCATTGATAATAAAACCATCATTTAAAACTGATTACGCATGGGAAAAAAATTGGGTATTTTTTAATAATAATAATGAATTAAATATAATTTATAAATGGTATCCTATTTATATTTGTAAAATAGATTATACTAAACAAACTTTAAATTTAATTAAAACAATAGATAATGTACCAATTCATTTTAAACAATTTCGGGGGTCGACAAATGGTATTGAGTATGATAATAAAATATGGTTTATAGTTCATCAACAAAATAATATTATTTCGGGTGTTAAAAATAGTTATGAACATAATTTTGTAGTATTTGATAAAAATATGAATTTACTAGGATATTCTAATATTTTTAAGTTTGAAAATAGTATTGTTGAATTTTGCATTGGACTTGAATTGTCGTGTGACAATAATTTTATAATATCATATAGTGTATTAGACTGTTCTTCAAAAATAGTAGTATTTCGCCCCGAATATATAAATAGTTTAATTAACTATATGTAATTATTATCTAGTTATAATTATTAAACATCATATTTATACAATATTGTTATCACATTAAAATTTACAGGTACATTGTATTTTAGCAGGTATTCTTTTGTTATTATTACTTTTTCTGTACTGTTTTTGAATAATTTAGTTATACTTATTATCTCATCGGTAATATCTAAATTGTCACATTTACACCAAACAACATGTATTGAACTACTTGGTAATATTATATCTTCTTTATCAGTAAAATTTTTTTTTGTATGTTGTGTAACTATCGATTCAAACTTATCAGATTGGAAAACTAAACCAGTATTTCGTACATACATTCCGTTTAAAGGTAATTTATTATAATCACAAGGATATTTAGTTCCATTCCAACAATACCAGTTTATATTTTTTTTTAATTTTTTTTTATTCATTCTTTCTTGTATATTTTTAATCATTATATCTATGCAATATAATCCTGTTAATGAATTACCAACATATTTTTGAACATCACTTGTATTATAATCCCAATTTAATAAGTATGTTAATAATTTCTTCGCTCCTTCAAGTGTAATAATGTAAGCATGTGTACAATAATTAGATAGTGTATTTATATTTGGTATTTGATTTATATTTGCACATTCATTTAATTGATTTCCTATAAAAATAATATCAAAATTTTTTGGCGTATAGTTATAATACATATGGGATAGACTTTCCCAATCTGGATGAAAAAAAACATCGTCTTCGAAAATAGTACAAATAGGAATATTATTTTTAATTATATGTTTATATAATTTTAAATGTGATAATAAACAACCTATCTGTCCAAATCCTAAATGCTCGTGTAACTTTATATTATTAAATTCATTAATGCAACTATCTAATTCATTCTTATTTTTTGCTTTGATGCCTTCAAAAATCAGCATATTTGTATATCCAGCATTTTCAATATTTTTTTTGAAAAATTCTGTTCTATCTCCAGAATATTCTTCTATATGTATAACAAATGCGGGCTGAGTTAATATGTAATCAAAGTTCATTTATATTATTTCATGATAATATAAATTATATAATTTACATTATTAAATAATAATATACGCTATAATATACACTATAATATATATTATAATAATGAGCAATATAGAAATTATAGTTTCTAGATATAACGAAGATCTTAAATGGACAACTGAAAATATATTTAATGAGTTTAAATATGTTGTTTATAATAAAGGTATCAATGATAATTTTGAAAAAACAAATGTAAAACAAATTATAAATATTAATAATGTTGGAAGATGTGACCATACATATTTGTATCATATTGTAACTAACTATAACAACTTGGCAGATATTATTGTGTTTTTTCCTGGTTCGTTAGAACTAACAAATAAAAAAGAAAGAGCAATACAAATTTTAAATGGAATTAAGAAATATAAAACTGCTATTTTTCTAGGAGAATATACAAATAGTCTTAAAAATACATTTAATGACTTTAAATTAGATAACTGGGCTTCGAGTAGTGTTAAAAATTTAGAAATAAATAACGAATCAAAACTCGAACTAAGTAGAATACGCCCTTATGGTAACTGGTTTAACTATTGTTTTGGAAATAAAATAGTTACTAATTTTTGTTATTGGGGTATTTTTTCTATTGATAAAAGAGATATTTTACAACACCCAATAGCAAGATATGCTAATCTTAAAAACCAATTAAGTAATTCTTCAAATCCAGAAGTTGGTCATTATATTGAAAGAAGCTGGTGTGCTATATTTCATCCAATAAAGTATACAAAAATTTTTGTAAAAAAAAATACTTAAGTTTATTGCATATTATATATTAAAAATTATATATTAAAAATTATATATTAAAAATTTCATACTATATATATTAATAATGTTTTCAATCATTGCTTGTAGTAATAATAACGATACTAATTGTACAGAATCAATAGATTCAATTATAAATCAAAAATATGATAACTGGGAACTGCTTATTGTATTCTATAACACAGAAATTAATGAACATATTACTAACCTAATGAAGAAATATAATTCTTTTGATGAGCCAAGCGAAGAATCTGTAAACAATAACCAACTTAAAAAAATTAAAGTTTTGCACTATTCTGATGAAACATCATACAATAGCGTTTTATTGCGTGTAGCAAATAATGAATGTTTATATAATTATATTGCAATTATGGAACTAGGAGATATATGGGCTCCTATTAAATTAGAAAAACAAGCAAAAACACTAATAGACTATCCAAAAATTGACGTATTAGGTAGTAAAAGTATTTATACAGAAGTAATAAATAATAAAACCCGTGATCATGTTTCAAATAACCCTGTAGAAGAGTTATATAAAACAAATATCTTTAATACAAATCCATTTATAAATTCAACTGTTGTATTTAAAAAATCTATTTTAGATTATTTTAAACCATTAGAATGTAAATATGCACTGAATCTATTATGGGTTCAATTAGCTGTACAACAAGGATGTATGTATAATTTAAATGATATTTTAGTAAAACATAGTTCTTTAGATATTTTTAAACAGTATGACAAATGTTACTCGTCCGAAGAAATGATAGCGGCTATAAATAATATTAAATCAAAATATATCAGAATTAAATTTTTTAGTGAGTTTTGTAATTCATATATATGTAAAAGTAATTATGAAAGAATGTGTATGGTTGACGAGATTGACTATTATGGAAAAATGAATAAAATATACATTACATGTACAGAATCATATACTCATGCTATTATATTGAATTGTATAGCTCCTCCTAATTTACATGTAGGTAAGCGAAATGTTATTGGATTTGCACAAGAGCCACCGGAACTACCGTTTTTAAAAATAAGACAAAATAATTTTATAGAATATGCTGTTAAAAATATTGGAAAATACTTTATAGGATCAACAAAAGGACTACCATTATCTACTTTTGTAGGAAATCATGGATTTTTATTTTATGAGACACCTAAATATATCCACGAATTACCTGTTAAGAAAAAATTAATGTCAATTATGGTTTCTAAGAGAAATATAACATATGGACATGTATACCGCCACGCATTAGTTCAAAATATTTTAAACAAAAATCTACCTATTGATATCTGGGGAAATGGTGCAGACATGTATAGAAGTGAATACGGTAATAATAAAAATTTAAAAGGACAATTTACTAGTATGGAAGAAATGTGCAAAGATTATGTGTTTACTATTGCCATTGAAAATACAATACACGATCACTATTTTACTGAAAAAATAATTAATCCTCTTGTTTATAATACTATTCCTATTTATTTGGGATGTTCAAATATTGAAAAATATTTCCCAAATCATGTAATACCTTTAACAGGGAATGTGCATATTGATATAAACGCAATTGAATATATTTTAAAGAATCCTCAAAAGTTTATCAATATGCATAAAATAAATATAGAAATGGTATTAAATAAAGTTAATCTTATAAAAAATATTGAAACACTATTTGACATAAAGACATAATATTTAAGTTTTATATTTTATTCTACCATAAAATATTTCTACTTAGATTATTAGCTGAATATTTATTTTTTCTCCAATCGCCTTTCATAAATTTTGTACGTGTTAAATAATTTTTACGACGTTTTTTATCGTGATGTTTGGTGTAATCTTCATAACCCATTTGACCAAAATTTACCCATGTATTGTTTTTAGGGTCAAAAATTTTATATTTTTTTTCTGGATTACTTGCAGGATATAACTTTGCTGTTTTTCCCAAGTACTTATACGCCATACGTTGAGCAGTTTTTGGTGTAGAATATAAATATATACGTGATGGGAATGTTTTTTTAGCTGTAGTTTTTCTTGTTCGCTTTTGTGTTTTATTTCTCTGTGTCATAATATAATATAGAAATATAATATTATAAACAAAATAGCAATATAATATTATAAACAAAATAAGAATATTAAGTAATAAGTTATTTTTGTGGCATAATTTTATTTATATACTTTATCAATGTCTGTTCAAACACATATCCAAATTTCAAAAGATTCGAAAGATTCGAAAGATAATGAATTAAATTTTTCAGAAAAAGAAACATATAACTATGACTTTAAATCTGTTTGTTTAAAAGAAAATGTACACTTAAAACGTGAAAAAAATATTGATTTATATTTACTACAATTTTATTTAGAAAATAAAAACAGAAACTTATGCGATATTATAAATTTAAATATGTACACTTTACTCTATACTCTAAATAAAGATAATTTTGAAAAAATAGAAATAAAAAAATGGTTATCTGATCATGAAGTCGAAGTTCTTTTTCTTTTTAAACCATTTGGTAAAGAATTAGGAATAAAACCAAAATATATGTATGTTAAATCAATTGAAAAAATAGAAAATGGTAGAAAAATATACACAGGATATGACATAGAATATCCTAATTTATCTGAGATAGCTGGTTATGAAAAAGTAAATACAGCTATCTCGAACATGGTTGTAAATTTTGAATCAAATAATAAAGTAAATATAAATTATATTTTTAAATTAGATTTATCTCACAGTTTACCTATCTACATGGAAAATATTCTAGGTCTTATTATGAAAAAAATGTTTATTCATTTAAAAAAATTTATAGAATCGGTTAATTTTTAGTCCTGTTTATCTTTTTCCTCCACTTTTTCCTCCACTTTTTCCTCCACATTTTCCTCCACATTTTCCTCCACATTTTCCTCTACTTTTTCCTCTACTTTTTCCTCTACTTTCTCCTCTACTTTATCCTCTACTTTATCCTCTACATTATCCTCTACATTATTTTTATATTCTAGTTTATTAAATATAAATAATGAATAATATTGAGTTATACATGAAACTAGAAAATATCCCATTATTGTAACCCATAAATATTTAAGAGTTGTACAAGCATTTGGAAAAACATACAATAAAAATAGAATAGATAAAATACTACCTGTTCTACAAAGTAATTTAAATGCTGAATATTCCGACTTGTAAATTCTAGACTCAAGAAACATTCCTATTATGAACATAAGAATGATAACATACTGAAACAAACTTACTTGTTTTATTTTCTTATAATCAAGTAAAAAAAATATAGACAAATAAGAATATAACAGTGATTTTTCATATGAATTTTTAAAACTATTTTTATCTCCTATAAAATTAGCAAAATTCCCCAGATAATATACAATCATAAATAACGGATCTTCTATACCTAGTTTTGTTGTACTTATAAACTGTACTCCTTTTAACCCTTCTAATAATGTTTCATTCTTAAAACATTGTAAATATTCGTTATCATGTATGTCATCGTATATTTTTGATGAAATTCCCGCAATAATAGCAGTCAAATAATTAGCATTTAAATAGTTAGTTGATAAAAGGTTGATAAAATTTGAAAACATTTTTATGTATTATGTATTACTTATTAATATAGTATATTTAATATTTTGTATAATTACACACTTGTATTATTAATTTGTAATTATACTATAATTGCTATATTTACAACTTGTATATATAATTCAATATAATATATGTATATAAAGATTTTTTATATTATATTAATATCATAATAATAATATTTATACCCATATAACTACATTATGTATCGACGAGTTCATAATACACATGAACTAAATACAATAACAACAAGCAAATCAAATGATAATGATAATGACATTGATACTGACATTGATAATGATACGCATAATAAAGAAAATAGTAACAATAAAAGTTTATATAAAATTAATAATTTTTTTACTACATGTATACCTATTATAAAAAATGGATTATCAAATACATACTTTATTTCTAGTTGTTTGGCAATATATACCAAGTACTTTTTAATTTACAAATTATCAAAAAAAACAAAAGTAGATTACAATTATATGGTAAAAAATATTGTATCAAAATTATCAAGTAAAAATGTATTTTTTACAAAAATATTTCAAGCAGTTTCAAATAACAATAATATTCTCGATAAAGAATTATTTAATTATTTTATTGAGTACACGGATAGTGTTAAATATGATTCATCAGAAATCGATTATAATGGATTATACGATTTAATAAATATTGCACGTGCAAACGGAGACGAATTATTAATTGATAGCGAAGAACCTATTAAGTCTGGAAATATTGCATTAGTATATAAAGGTAAGTTAAATGGCAAAAGTGTAATCATAAAATATCGTCGTAAAAATATTGTTGAAAAATTTAAAAGATCAATGGATGAATTATTTTTATTAATATCTATATCTAAAAAATTGCCATATATATGTGATTTAAATATGTCAGACCTATTTGAGGAAAATCGTGAAATTATGTTGAACCAATTAAACTTCAATAATGAAGTCTCAAATATTCAACTATTTTCAGATAAATTTAAAGACATGTCTTCTATCACTATACCAACAGTTTATCCATATTTTACAGAAAATAATCCATGTGCAATTGTGATGGATTTTATTGATGGTAAAAGAATTGAAGAAATTTCTGACCATAACAAAGATGAATATTCAAGAATTTTATCAAGATTTAACTTAAAATGTGTATTTTATGACGCTATATATCATGCCGACATGCATTCAGGAAACGTTATTTTTTTAAAAGAAACAAATAATGAAAATAATACAGAAGTACTAAAAATAGGTATAATAGATTATGGAATTATAGGAACCATGACAAGAATAGAGCAAAATATATTTTTCACATTTTTTAAGATTTTAGTTAGTAAAAATTGCAATGAACTCGCATCTTATATTGTTGACAATTTATCGGAACAAATTGAGTGTAGTGAAAATACATTAAATGAACAAGATAGAAACACTATAGTTGAAAATATTTCTAGTATATGTAATAAAACAATAAATATAAATAATAAAATGATGGGGGGTGAAGAAATAGTTCTTATTAATAAAGTATTAAAAAAGCAAAATCTACAATTTTCAAAATTCTTTTGTAGAGTAGAATTGGCTATAGCAATTTCCGAGAATGTTTGTAATTCATTGGCTAGTAATTCTTCATATATTGAACAACTATCGTCTGCATTTGATGAATTATTTGGAAACAACGTTGATGACTATTTTTGATTTGTTGTCATCTAGTTATGTAATAACAAAAATATAACAAATATAACAAATATAATAAATATATATTAATTATATAAGTATAAATATAACATACCTATACTTATATGTTTTCCAACACAAGTAATAATTATATTGTTTCGACAAATATGGATACTCATGTTGGTGTTGATTCATCTGTAAATATAGACATAATAAAACAAACAAACGATTTGCATGAAATTTCAAAAACGTTAAAAACAGGTGATATATTACTTTGTGATAATCTTCAGCAAAAAGGTTTAGGATTGTTTGGGTGGTTGATAAAATATGCTACTACAAGCGACTTTTCACATACAGCTATGATTATTATTGATCCTGAATTTACTGATCCACCGTTGAAAGGTGTATATGTTTGGCAATCGGGTACCGCAGATATACCCGACGCTGAAGATGGCAAAAGAAAGATAGGTGTACAACTTACACCTTTTTTAGAATTTGTACATAGCTACTATGGTAAAATATATCTTCGTAGACTACATATTTCTATACGCGATAAATCATCTGATGAAAATATATCTATTTATGATAATGATAATAATAATAATAATGATAATGATGATTTGCCAAAATCTGGATATATTCATCACACTAAAAAAATTGTGAATTATATGAATCCAATACATATTTTAAAAAATACACTTAGTTATGTCTATACTGGCTACAGTTTTATAACAAGAAATATATATAATTTATATAACCCCAACCGTTATTTGTCACTGCCTTATACGTCACAGTCATTATCTTTACCTGTATCATCACAAAATAATACATACGTACATCAACCAAGAAAACACCATCATATATCTAATCCATTTACAAGTGAAAAACTCGAAGAAATACACAAAGTTGTTTATAATAAACCATACGATATTATTATACGCGATTGGATTGAAGCGTACTTTAAAAATGATCCACATCCACAAAAAATATCCCGATTTTGGTGTAGTGCATTAGTCGCATTTATATATACAAAAGTCGGTCTATTTGATTCAAGTCTAGATTGGAGTATTATACGACCTAGTTTTTTTTCAAGCGAAAACCCTGACTTAAATAATAAATATCTTATGGGAGCTTATTTAAGTAATGAAACACTTATTTGGTGTTCAACACACCCTACTATGTCAGTATAATATTTTATTAATAATTATTATAATATTGTCATAATATATTATAATAATATCTAGATACATGAATATAAATGTTAATAAAATAAATACATATATTTTTTTAGCATTTTCTATATTTATAATTGTATTTATAAATAAACGCTTTTTGAATGTGTATAACAAAGTTCAAACTGATACAAAAAAGAATGTAACTAAATATTCGAACTATACATATTTATATGTACCTATTATTTTTTGGTTAGCATCTAAAGCAAACATATTCGAACTTGCTGACGGATATTATGAACTGTATATTAAAAAAATGTTAAGTAGTGTAAGTCAACACGAAACAGCATACAAAATAACTGATCCATATGTAGGAGGTATATCAATTTTGGCAATTTTAATATTTGCATTACTTGCCACCGCATCCGCATCAGGGCTAGGAAATGAAGGTGTAATGATATACTCTTCGGTTTGTTTAATGCTATATTTATATTATCATTTAAAACAGTTTTTTGGTTTTGAAAAAATATATACAGACGTTATGATTTATATAGGATATGCTATAGGATTTACTATTGTTTACTCTTCTTTGTCATCAACATTTTTTTATATTTTGGAACATATGTTATTGAATAAAAGTATGCACTTTTTTTCGACATATGGTATATTGGTGTGCGCCATTCCATTTATATATTTTCTTGTTGGGAAACAAGACGTGGGAATATATATTGATAAACTTTCATTTAAATTCTCTCATGCTTTATATGTTATCTTATTTTCTATTTTTACAGGAGCATTATCGCTACTATTTTTTAAATCATTTAATACACTATTTTATTTTATAAAAGATTCAAAATATAATAATTTATATGTACTCATTTGTGGTTTTATTCTTGCTTTTATTGTTAAAAATTTAGGGTTCTTATCCATGGGACCCGGAGAATCCGCCATCAATGAAAGTTTTCAGGCTGTATTCCATAATAAAAAAAATAAATCTATGAATACAGAAACATCTGTTACACAAGAAAAATATACAAATAAATTCAATTTTTATAGCGTATTTGGTAGAATAATAGATTGCATTATTTCTATGGGTTCCGGTCTAACCGGTGGCCTTATTATTCCTACAATGACAATTGGTTGTGGTCTCGGATCTATTCTATCTAAATATACACCTATACCACAGGAAAATCTCATGTATTTAGGTATGTCTGCATTTTTAAGCCCATTTTTAGATGCTCCAATAACTAGCGGAATTCTTGTAAATAGAATATGCAAACAAAATATAGATACATTACCTTATTCTATTTCTGTTTCTTGTATATCTTACCTAACTTATAAATTTTTAAAAAATAAATTTTCATCTTAATGTATTGCTTTAATTATTTTTATAAATTCATTATTCACATACAATGAATAATGAACTATATTTATATGCATTACGTCTGTTTAATGTCTTTTATGTTTTCTAGTCACGTGCTTTATAGTACCATAATTTATTTTTTTTGTTTTCTTATGAATTTTTATTTTTCTTGTATCTTTACTTACAATAACACTTTTACTATTTTTTCTTGTTTTGTTATTTTCAATCCTACCTCCTGCTTGGCCTCCCGCTACACGTGGCAATGCGTAAGACCAATGTCCTCTGCCTCCAATTATAATATAAGAATTTGGATGATTCATTAAAAAATCTATTGTATCTCCTATATCATGTGGTTGTCTTCTAGCATTATTTGCTAAAAAGTCAACAATCATTCTGTCAGTAGTTGATGGATCATTTACATATTGAATAAAATCTCGACCACCTGGTTTATAATTTTCAAACCATATTATATCAAAATTTCTAATATCTTCAACTCCAGGTAGTGATATAATTGGTCTTTCATACTTTAAAGATGTAAAATATATTTCATTTTCACTACCATAATATCTTGGTTCAACGGAACGACTTATACGACTAATAACATCAAAAATGGGTCCATTATTTAGTAAATAGCGAATCATTACTGTTTGTCTATCCGGATAATTACGTGTATAACTTTCTATATCAAAACCTTGTATTTTATTATATATTGCTCTTACAAATTCAGTAAGTTGTCTTCTTACTCGGCTCTGTTCACGAAACTGTGTTTCATTTTGCTGATCTATACTTTGTCTATCATATATTTGTTTATTAAAATTTACCATAGTTAACATACCAATAGAATTATAATAACAATTACCATTACCATCAGAACGCATAAAATCATAGCCTATAACATCTAATAAACCTTCCCTTCCACTTTTTTTATCACTTGGTTTAGAAATTTTTTTACTTTGTTCAAGTGTTTTAACAATTTCTTTTATTTTAACATCTTCTTTATTTTGTACTTTATCAAATAATGAACTGTATAGTTGAATTAATATTTCTTTTCCTTTATCGGGATAATCACGTTTTATCAGATACATAAATATACTATATCTCTGACTGTTGTACAAATAGTCAATAACATTGCTTACTATTTTATTATTAGAACCGCTTTTTTTTATTAACTCTTTTTTTAATTCATATATATCATTTACTGTTTGTTCATCTATTAAATAATGTGTATTAAAATCTTGTGGTGTCATTAATTCCATATCATTTAATAAATTAGTTTCAGATATTCCATTAACAAATAATTTATACGCTATACAGTCTTCTTGATTTGAACTAAAAAATTTACTATTAGGATTATTTGTAAAATAATATAAATCATTTAAAATATAATATACTTTAGATGCATAGACTTGATCTTTTAAAAACAATGTTACTCTAAATTTTATATTAGGATCTTTTATACAATTTACTATTGCTTGTATATTTTTATCTACACTATCATTATCACTTTGACTTGTAAATATATTTTGAGGTGTTATCATAAATTCATCAAATTCTTTTTTCTCTAGTGCTTGATCTTCTTTTGATTTAATATCAGCAGCTGCTGTTGGTTTTGGAGGCGATGCAGGTAATCCTTTCTCTGGTGCTACTTTGCCTTTTTTATCTTTATCATAAAAATATTTCAATACTTTATGTAAATAATTTATTTGAGAATTGCTCACATTTTTTTTTACTAATTCCGGTTGAAAGTTAAGAACCGAACTTGTTAATTTATTGTAATCTACAGGTCTACCATTTGCATCATAACCACCCATTAAATCAATAAGAAATTCTTTTAGATTTTCGTTCTCATCATTACTTATTTTCTTTGCAGTTTTATAATTCTGTAATTTCTTGCCTATTTCACTTATTATTTTTATATAGTTGTCTCTTAATATAGAATTATTTAAGTACTCAGAAACAGTAACAACTTGTAGTCCTTCAGTTTTACCCACCGCGGACGCGTTTGGTCCAATACCATACAATAAAGACTCATCGGAAGAAAAACTGTTTATATCAGATGGTATAATATACCATATCCAGTGTGTACGTTTTCTTCCGTTTGAAATTTCATTAAAAGCAGTTTCAAAATTTGGACGACCTGTAATTTTTGTTTGCATGTCCACAAATGTTTGAATTTTTGCACGTTTCTTTTTACTATCAGATGCTAATGTTTTTGCCAGTGATTTTAAAACTACTGCTGCCGCAGGTGAAGGTGGAGGTGAAGGTGCAGGTGCTGGTGAAGATGGAGATGATATACTTGGTTTTGATGGCAATTTTAATGAAGCATCTATTTGTTCTAGTGCTTTTTTTAATTTATCATCCATATAAACATAACCTGCAGCATAACCAGCCAATGTATCTTTAATAAATTTTATTTTAATATCATTAATTTCTTTTTGTATGTTTTGTTTACAATCATTTAAAAATTTTGTTACTGCAATTACTTGATTCGGATCAAACGCTTTTGGAGTAATATATGATATAGTTTTGGGTTTTCCTTTATCAAAAGGAAGCCATACAAACATACCTCCGGCTCCAAGCGGATGTAATGCTGATAACTTAAAAATATTTATAATTTCACTTTCATCTGTTAGAAATGATGTTGCATTAAGACTAAACCAGCATTTATACCACGTATAATCTTTATTTGTACTTGTATCTTTTATTACTTTTGTTTCATAATATAATAATTTTGTACCTGCAAAAAAAGCATGTAAGTAATTATTTGTATCGTAATAAAATGACGTTATATGTAAATTATCAATTATTTGTGGATTTTTTATATCTCCGGGTTGAAGCCATGTATCATATTTATCCCCCGTTATGGTTACAAATCCCAAAGGAGTACCTAATCCTAATACTGGAAACATTTTTGCAACATCCGTCGGACTACTTGGTGCACCAGAAATTCCAGATACTATTGGTGCACTTGATTTTGTTCCTGTTGCTACTGGCGCTCCTGGTGCACTTGATGATGGTAATGCCGATGGTTTTTTTGCCGGAACAAGCGCTGATACACCTGTACTTTTTAAATATTCGTTAAATGCTCTTATAAATTGCTGTTTTTTAGCGGTTAGCATTAATTGACTATTATTATCGCTATCTATTGCTGCATAACACATACCAGAAATACCTGTTCCAAATTGCAACTCTACGTTTGCTGCATTTACAATAGCTTCAAAAATTCTTCCTTTTTTGTACTGTTCGACTGTTTCATTTATTATATTTGTTTGCCCCAAACTTGTCGTTACTTGTTTAGATAAGTTTTCAGCATATATTGCTTTATCCATTGCTTGTTTTTCTTTATCGTATATACAAAACATTATTTCATTGATAGAAATGGGTTTTTTATAATTATCTACATAAAAATTATACTTCACAACACCTTCTATTAATATTCTTGCATGTTCATCCATACTATAATTCGGTACAACTTTTTGTAGTGCAGTTCTAAATAAGTTACCCCCAATAAATGGTATCATTATTTTTTTCACACCATTTTGATTTGCCAATATAAGTGAGTTCATAACCGAATTTGAAAGAGTATCCCGGGTAATTAATGCACCAGTTCCACTCATAGCTGGCGATGCTTGTATCATATATTTTACTATTCCTGCATTTATTCCTATGTTGTCAGTTGTTGAAACATCATTAGCAGCATCATATCTTATTGTATGAAAATCTAATTTACTTATGTCTAGTAATGTAGCAGAACCAGGAGGCATTAATTTTTGAGACGCATATACTTGGTTATATGACGTACCCAACACGGATACAAAATTTTCAAGCCCTGTTGTAGGAGGTGGTTTTGATAACTTAAATATTTCATCTTGTTTTTTTATAGTAATATCAACTACTTTTGTAACCGCAGACGAAGAAGATAACGAAGAAATCATTGAACCAGTTAATTTTGGCTTTGTGGACACCGATGTTTTTACAACAGATACGGCTTTTAATGTAACTTGTGGATAATAAATAGCAAAATCAATATTTGTAGGATTATATTCTCCTTTGTTCTTTCCTCCAAACGATGATGGTGCATTATCTTTACTCGTATATATAAGGGTTTCTTGTTCTGGAACACTACTACACCTTAAAAAAACAGGTCGTATATTATTTGGAAAACGTTCTAACATATTTATATTGTAGTCTCCTGCAAAAACAATATCAAAATCTCTATAAGGTATTATTACCGGATATTTTGATGTTCTAATAAATGTAACAATTGAATTTAATAATGAGTATATCTCATCTTGTCGTTCATCAGTAAATTTTAATCTCTCCGGATCTAAAGGAAAGTGTACTGATATAAGTATTTGTTTTTTTGTTTCATTTATGAAAAACCATAATGATGAAAAATCTTTTTCAAAATCATCTGTCGCGTATTTTTGATTTAAATTTACGCTCATCTCTTTAAATATTGTTTGTGCAAACCCGTCATTCGTATATAATGTTTGTGCAGGTTTAGCCGATTTTCCGGCAGTTGCAGGTTTACCTTTAATTTTAATAACTCCCGAAGGTGTATATCTTGAAGTGTCTCCTTTTTTTGTAATTAGATAAAATTGACTATTATATGCGTTTATTCCTCCTCTTATAACATTTAAATTATTATTTGCTATTTCTTGAACAAATATAGCTATCGCCGAATTTTCCGTGGGACCCTCTTGTATTAATGTATAATCGTATCCTGTTCCCGAATTCATCATATCGCTAATTGCTTTTGTATTATTTTTAATCCTTCTTTTGTAGATATCGTCCGACTCTACTATTTCACCAATGAATTTATGATAATAAAATATTTGTCCTTTACTATCTGCGCCTTGTCCTCCTTTATTTGCAACATTCCATGTTATTAATTTTATATTCCCAACACCTCCTTCCATAACAGCGTCGATATCGTTTCCGCCTCCCGCTTGATTTTGTCCACATTTATGTTTTCCATCAGCATCCACCGAACTATCGATATCATATTTAACAGGTGAATGATCTGAAAATATATCCGCGTCTGTTGTCTTCCAGGTGTTCATTGGTTTTGTTGTAAGATATTGATCTACATCTTTACCTGCATCACATACGGTGACATATCTAGAATACGGCGACTCAAAAAATGATAAATCGCGATTTGCAACTTTAGATGCTACTACAGGTGGAACTAAACCTGTACGATCAGATGTAGTTTTTGATGACTTTGTAAAATCGGGTTTCTCTACAGCAGTCGATGTTGCAGTTCCACTAGAATCTTGATCTGTTTGTAAACCTTCTTCTTCCTCTTCATCTTCTTCTTGTATAGAACTTAATATTGCACTTATATCTGCTCCTTCTTCAGTTTGTTTTTGCAATTCTTGTTCAGCAATATGTTGCGATATAATTTGATTTACTGCAGATGTAGTTACTTCAAATATTCCTCCAATAGCATTGCTGTTTGATGGATTTACATTATCTGGAAAATCCGGTAAATCATCTTTCTCTTCTTGAGGTGTCATTTTATGGATTTCTTCTTTTGGACAAAGTTTTAACTTCCTTGTGGTGAAAATAAATTGTGTTCGTTTTGAGACGTTAAAGTTCTCTTTTGATAGCGATATAGTATTACCAAATAAATTATCATCAATTATATTATTTTCATATCCAATTAATTTGAATCTGCCTACACGCTGTAACCCACCATATAAATAGTTTAATATTTGACATTGTAAAATAAATTTATCTATTATCTCCCAATATTTTTCTCCCAATACTTCTTTATAATCTTCACCTTTCATTCTAGTTTTACTTTTTGACAACATTAGCTTAAGCGCCGGAGTTTTACTATATATGTCTTGTATTTTTGATGTATATGGTATGTTAAAATTAAAGTTACCACTAATAAAAATAGGATTATCATCCGTTGAACCCGACAAAAAGTATCTCAAACGTAATCTATATATAAATGATGATATCAAAAATACTTCAATAGCTGCTTTTGTAAGAGGTGGTGCTAATTTTTCAATAGATTGTTTCTGTTTTATTTGTTGATCTCTACGTCTTTCATAATCATTTTTTGCATTTTTTTCAGTTCTGTCTGAATCTAATTTTATATTTATAATCCCAAATATTTGTCCATGTGGAATAAGTGCCGGATCATTATATTTTACACACGGTGTAGCAATGGCACCTTTAGGTGTTTTTACAACTGGAACAAATCTTTTTATAAAAGATGATAAAAAATTAGTATATCCTTCATCTTCTGTATTATCTTTTTCGTACCATTCTTTAATTTGGTTGTTTCCTCCTTGCATAGCATCGCTATCGCTATCTTCCTTTTTATTTTCACTTTCTTCGTTATCTTCGGGATATAATTCTTCATTTTTTTCTTCACTATCACCTTTGCTACTGCTTTCAGAATTATTTGATACAGATCCTTCGTCTCCGTTTTCGCCTTCGACACTACCCTCTTCTACATCATTTTCATCTACAGGTAGTGAATTTGATTTTTCAGCTTTTTTGATTTTTTCCAAATCGTCACTTTCTGATGGTTTAAAATTAGGAATACTTTGAAGTCCAGGCAATACACGTTTTTTTACTTGCCCTGAACTACTAGAAACTCCCGGTGTTCCAATAACTCCTGGTTTTATAGAAGGTAAAGGAGTATTACTATTATCGGTAAAATAGCAATAGGTTACTGTTGCAAGTGATTTATCATTAAATAATGGATCAAACATATTTTGTTGACCATCTATAGATAATAAAGGTGTGTCAACTTTTTTTACTTTTACAATTCTTTTACTATATATCGCTGGAGCCATCCGAATGTCAGATACTTCTCTTATTTCAAACTTGTATTTATTTATCATTGTAAGATTACCAAGCGCAGTAGGATTAGTACTATCAGGCAAATCATAATCTGGTTCCATGTAACTGTTTGTTGCACCACTTATTCCACCCGAATTATATACAAATTTTTGTTCAAAAAAATAAATAAAATCATATATATGTTTATACTTTTCATATATTTGCGCTACTAGATTGTTAGGATCCGATGTGTCTTCTAATAATGCTTTCATAACTGTATTTCTGTATAAATTTATTCGAGGTCTAATATCAATTGCATCAATACTTGATAGTAATTCTTGGTTTTGTTGTGATAGACTTTGTACTATTTTTTTATAAGAATTTAATGAACATTGTACATCTTGAAAACAGTAAACATCTGCATTACACATATCCATTGCATTAAATAGACGCTCTTTTCTTCTATCCCATGAGTTACTGTTTTTCCATGAGACACCTGCGTATGAGTTTTGAATATTATTAAATCCATTTATTAATTGATCTTGTCCCAAAAAACAGTATTGTACTAATGAAATTTGCGTGACACCTGCATCCATAGGAGGACTCAATAATTTATCGGAGTCAATCGCCATTGCCTGTTTAACAAAATTGGGTAATACATTTGTAATGTCTGGCGATGTTTGTGATGTAAAAGCTTCTGTTATTTGCTCTGCTACCTTACCCCAATCTCGGTCTACAAAATGACGCTTCCAGTCACTTTTAATACGTGCACCTTTTACAGCACATGAGCCAAGAAATGAACTTCGGCTATCTATCGGTAACTTACCCTTTTCTAGTTTTTCAAGAAATAATTCAAGTTCTATATAGTACCCAACATTTACATTTTTTGGCAATTTACTTTGTTGTATTTGACTAAACTCATTGTTCCAATCTACATAATCAATAATATAACTAAGATTTTCATACTTAAATGATGTTTTATTTGAGAAAATAATATTTAAAATAAATTTTATATTATGTTTAACAATTGAGTTAATTTCACCGATCGATGATTCTGTTATATATTTTAATAATGACTCGTCTCTTTCTTTTTTAGGTATTATATCCTCGTTTGATTGTTTTTTTTCTCCGGCAAATCTCGGCAAAATATTTTGTTTCTCTAATAACTCAATAGTTAATTTTATAATAGTTTCTTGTTGGGGCGTTAATGATATTTTTCCTTCTGTTACGGAACTTGACACATTCTTAGTGACAATATTGTATATATTTGAAACCGGTATCATAACTAACTCTCCTGTTCCAAATGATGTTCTATTTTTTGAATTTTGAAGAATACTTCTTACACGATTAGTATCTACTTGTCCAGAATAAATTACTGAACGCATAACATCCATATTTGTCGTTTCATTTGCAAGAGTGTCTGGCGTTATAACATTACTCGGAGTATACAATAAATTTCTTGATGTACCCCCTACAGTTCCGGGAAATTGCGAACCAGTTTGTTCAGTAAATTCTTTTGTTATCGTTTTATTAACAGTATCTGGTTTTGTTACATGAGAAAATCCAGTAGATACAGAAGTGGCGGATGCGATTAATGCTCTTGTTGTATTATCAATTTTTCCACCAATAAGACGATAGTCATTTCCTTCTCGAATCATTAATAAACTTGGTGTATTTAATTTTCTTCTATCTATATCGGAAAGTTGTCGTACTTCTTGATCAGACGGTTTTGTAAAAATAAACGAAAAAGTTGAACCTATTAATAAATTTTCAGCATTCGGTGACCATATTTTTATTGACCCATTTTTATCTTCCGCTGTTTTATTTTTACTATCATTTACACCTGAAGCCTTTATTTTATTATTTAATATATCTATTGAACCTGGCGGTACTGTTTTATTTTCGTTATTATATAATTTAATTGGTTCTCCTAATTTTTTTAGGTATGATCTAAATAATTTTATATTAAAAAATGTATCTACTTGACTTTTTATCGTAGCATTAGATGGAAACCCTGATGATGAAAATTTTATTAATGATGATATAAAAGGTTCTGCGTCATAGTTTACACGACTTGTTAAACTTTCACTATAGTTATTGCTTCTACCATATAAACCTAAACTAGTATTTCTTTCTCTTTCTCTAGATGAATCATATGAGTCCGAACTATCAAACATATCTCGTCCACCTAATTGTGGTTTTGGTTGAATAGCTGGAGGTACAACACCTTGTATAGGCTGTTGCGGCTGCTGTTGTGGTTGCAATTGCTGTTGCGGTTGCGGCTGCTGTTGCGTAGGTACCTTTGGTTGCGATGTATTTAATACTTTTTGTGTTTGTTGTAATTCGCTCGGTGTCTCTGTATAACTTCGTTTATAATATATTTTATTTAATTTTCGTTTTTTACCCTGACCGGATGATGATATTTGTAACAAATCAGGAGCAATATATATTTTTAGTGTTCCAATATTATATTTATCCGTAGCTATTCTTTCTTTTTCTTCTTCTTTATCTCTACGTGTTTTTGTTTCGGTCTCCATATTATATAATATCGAGATTATTAATATATATTATAATATTCGTTTAATTAATTTAAATATCATAATATTAAGTTAAAATTTATTAGTTAAAATTTATTCATGTTGTATGCATCTAAATAATTCATTTGACCGCTTTTATGTTTTTGAACTTTTGCTTTTTCTAATAATTCTACAGCATCATTAATTTCCTTTTCACTTATCATTTTGTCATTTATTAATTCACTTGTTTTACGTGTTTTTAGAAATTTTTTTGGAAGCAGACAATACCTGCTCTTTTCATTTAAAACAAAATCCGCTAAAACTACAAACACAGCTGTCAATATTAATGCCATATAAATATTTCTAGTAGCCATCCAAGAAATTGTAAATACTAGAATTTCCTTCGTAAGTGCATATTTTATATAAGATTCAGTCGATTCATCTAAATTAAGTTGAATATATCTCGATCCTATATTTAAAGATATCATCATTATTCCTGCAAAAAATGTACTTGAATTTAATGAATTGATTGCATTATTTAAAATATCCAACATAGTTTATATATTATATACTATATAAAATATACTATATAAAATAATATATACAACATATTTTGTTGTATATTTATTACATAATTTTACTTGAATAAATATTAACTATTGGCAAAGTTGTCGAGACATATTTAAATACCACTGTCCATCTTGTTGTATTGTTGGATCTAAATTATAACTATTTGCTAATACCTTAGAAGAAAATAATAAAGAATCAGGTGTACTTCCAGCATAATTACATACTTGACTACTATAATTTTCATTTAAACATTTCGGCGTGCTTATTACATAGTTACTACTTTTATATGAACAAGGATCTATACTATCTAGTTCGCTTTGCTCAGTGTCGCTGAAACTATTGCTTCCGCCTATAGTATTTACACTACTTTTAAAAAAATTACCTAGATAATTTAAAAAACCACCAACAGAAGTAGGAGTATATTTTGCTGTAATATCATTTGTTAGTGATGTTTTATTTTGCTGATACATGGGATCATTGCTAATACATACTTTACTTGCTATATCTTTGTGAAATCCTGCTACAATCTGTTGATCAATACTGTTTTTATCAGGATTACTCATATCATTCCATCTAGCCATTTTATCTGTATCTGGAATTAGATTACCATTATTATCTTTTGAACAATAAAAATTTGTAAAATAATTTAAAACTTCTTGATTATTTGTTTTGTCCGAAATATCCGGATTAGATGTTACAATAGAAGAATTTGCTACAGAAAAAGTTTGATTATTATTAGTATCAAACCCTTCATATAATGGATAAGAAGTTGTAATTATAATTACAAGAAATATTAAACCTAAATATATATTTTCAATTGAAAAGTAAATAATTAAAACTATGATAATAATTCTTCCTACAAACGAGCCATAAGCATAGTTATACATAGAAGGTATAAATAATGAGATTAAAATAAACAATAAAATTGAATAGAAAGTTATAGACCTTTTACAATAATTCATTTGTATGTTTGATTATATATATTTACTATATATTTAGAAATAAATAATATTTTTTTACGATTAAAAATTAACTAAACTAAAATATGAATTGTTGTATTGTGAATATTGCGAATATTACGAATATTACGAATATTATTTCCGTGTTTTTTTAAAAATATTATCTCATTTTTTTATAGGAATGACTTTACCTTTAGCACTATTTGCTTCATCATATAATGACGATGATGTAAGCGGTTCTACAATTCAAAATTCAAAAGCATCATATATGGGAGGAAAAGGTAGCCAGAATGATTATAATTTAGCAAACAATAATTCAAAAAATAAACCAAATTTACGAAAAACAATTAAACAAAAACCTACGCTTCATGATGAATCAAAATTAACAGCATTGTTAAAATCTATGGATGAATCTAGCGATACTGAAGATGAAAGCGGAGACAATGGTCTAGCAAATTACACCGCCATTAGCGGATCCAACAACGCAAAAAACAATTCAGACATCCGTCAGGGCATGTTTCCACCTATGCCTCAAGTAAATCATAAAGGAGAACCCTCTACAAAAAATATAAATAGTACAAATATTCATTCTCCTGATATCCCAACATCATCAGTTGGTGCAATTTCAACAAATGCCTACAATAATATGCCAAGTACATATGCAAATCAGTATTATAAACAATTTGCACCATATATTAATCAAGGATCATCTGAGTTGCAGGAAGAACCAAAGGGTGACTTGATAGAGAAATTAAATTATATTATTGACTTACTAGAAGAACAACAAGACTATAAAACCAATTCAATTTTTGAGGATTTGATATTGTATACATTTTTAGGAATATTTGTCATTTTTATTGTAGACTCATTTTCTCGATCTGGAAAATATGTGAGATGAAAAATATACGAAACGTGAGACGCGAGAGAAATGAAGAAATTCGCAAAATTAATAATAAACCCGAAATTTATTTTATTAACACATTACTAACAATTGTTCTGGTAGTACTGTTTTACATATATAATTATAAAATATTAACGTGTGTTTTTCTACTAATATAGGTTTGCTATTTGCCAATAAAAAATCTATTATTTTTTTATTGTGTGATAGTGTATCGACAGCGACACATCCCATATTTTTATCGCGATTTTCTGTCTTAAGAGCATTAACAAACCCATATATAAACGAATTATTATCTGTTGTGTTCATCTGTATTGACGTAGGTAAATATATTATATTTTTATTGTTATTATCAGCATTTGATACTACTTTGTCTGAAACTCTAAACATATAAACAGCCATTATTATATCATTCATACCTTGTACTATCCCCGCATTGTTTTTTTGTAATAACATATACACAGAATATACCTCTTTTTTAATCATATGCATTATATGCGATAAAGAAGGTAACATAGAAAATAGAAATGGATTTACAATATTCGATTTAACTTCATTTGTATATAGTTTCTTTAAATATTCTATTAAAATACTCATATTTTGACTCCCGATCTTTACTAGTACTATACTTGGATGAAAACGGTACTCTATCTTATACCATGCAGGATTTACAATTGGTATATAAAAAGAATGATAGACTACAAATGGCACAACTATCTTCGGAACTGTCACTCCTGTATATTTAAAAATAGTTGTATATATCTTTTCTTTCTTTTTAAAATCTTTCAATCCATTTTCTTCATATAGATTTTGATTATTCTTTTTATTCTCTGGATTTCTCATATTCTCCCGCGTCTCACGTTTCATACTTTTTTCATTCACAAGAACATCTCTACTACGCATTATTACTTCATCCCAATCTGATAACATTTTATAATGATATGTCGATATCATCTCTTTTACATCACCATCATTTATCTCATTAGGATTATAATACAACTCTGAATAGTACAACGGCATCCTTCCTCTTGCATTATTTCCATTTAAATTTTTACTGAATACATACATTGGTATTCCTATGATTGATCCAAATATTGTATTTACTGATAATACCGCTCCAGTATCCACAGATGTCTTATATATTAACTTACTATTCATTGTTATTATAGGATTATAATCATGATTTTCTAGTACTATTTTTAGCTTGTCTTTTATTAACTTTCGCTCTATTAATGCAGTCTTCATATTCCCATTATTTAATTTCTTATTAAAATACGGATAATCATTCATCAAACCTACTATATTATCATAATACGTAGACACACGCTCTGTCTCATTTATATATATACTATCTATTCTATACGGAACACATGTGTCAGTTATATACGTAACATTATTAACAAGAAAATTTAAATGATTTGTATCTAAAGGTTTATCAGTTGATATTATTTTATTTAATCTACACCAATTTAGTACATTATATCTATAGAATATTGGCTGTATCATCCAATAATTATGTCGTATCTTATTATATCCATGAAATAATAATAGTAAAACTATGATTGATATTATGATATAGTAATACATATCATAATAATTTCATATAAATATTTTACCATATTTACACGATTCTTTCTTAATCATCTATTATGTAGGTTTATGTATTTATCTCACGAATTTACTCATTTCTCCCGCATCTCACGTCTCATGTTTTTATCACCCTGGTCGTATAAGATTCATGAATTACTTTGGGAGGGCTGAGATACTACCTGGGAGGGCTAGCGATGAGAGAAACGGGAGAAATGCCGAAATTCAAAATAATAAATCATATATACATAACATTAATTAGCTGGTTTATATAAAATATAAATGTACTGGAATGGTTTTTTATATGGTAACAAGTCATTCTGCGCCAACATATTAAATCCGCAATCTTTTGCTTCGCTTAAAATAATAGACTGATCGGGAGCATTAAACATTTTTACATTTTGTCGCCTCTTACCATTCTTACGATTTTTGAATGTTTCTCGCATTTCAATCGCAGAAGGATCGCTCATTTTCATATCTGATCTATAAATAATATCATCCACAATAGCATCATTATTTCCTAACGAATTGTTTACAGGTTTTTTATCAAATAGTCGAGATATTGTTGGCGAAAATCTTCGTTCTCTTGCACCATATACTTGAGAATCATAAAAACCACCTACATTTATTAAATGAATTGCTAAAAATCCTCCAGGTATTAACCACTTGTAACAATTCTCAAATAATATTCTGCGATCCGGTATCGTATACACTGCAAAATCTAGTAATGTTATTAAAGTAAACTTCTCAGGATTAAAAATTAACTGATTCATGCTATTTCCTAAAACATAATTACTATCTGGATACTTGTTCATTGCATATAACATGAAATCCTTTGACTCATCTATACCATATGCATTATAACCTTTTTTGGCAAATGTATCTACATGTTTTCCTGTTTTAGAACCTATTACTAAAACATCAGTCTCTCTTACAGGGGATGCTTTATTTAGAATAATTCCTACTTCATAATCGTCAACAAAATTACTATAAAATAAATTATCGTACATTTTAGCATAAAAATTATCATAAGATTTTTCTCCTGACTTATAAGTAAATTCTTTATTTATTGTAAATCCTTCTTGATCTTGGTCTTGGTCTTGGTCTTGTCCACTCGGATTTGTATTGGTCGTAGATGCACCTTTTTGTGTTGTTAAGAAAAACAGACGATAAACATATATTACAGATACCAGAATAAGCATAAATGCAAATATTACTATCCAACACGATGTTCCATTGATCTTATAAATAATTGAGTCTATTGCTGTCATTTTTATTTTTATTTATATGTATTATTATTATATATTTTTTTATAGAAAAAATAGTATATGGACGAATTTCAAATTAATGATATACGATCAATAAGCGATTTCAAAGGAGAATCATTCTCAAAATATAAAAAAACAGATGTACGAAAAGAATTACTAAATTGTATGCTTGATGGGAAAATAGAACCCGCATGTAATTGGGGAGCAGAACTTATATGTGCTGGTCAATTTCTAGATTTATGGGATATTATACTTACCTTTTTAGGAAAACATGTACATTTAGCAAATCCAAAACTTGCCATCTATTTAGAAATGAGATATGAAAAATTTAAACAAATTATATCATCGGGATATGTAGATGATATATTGCGACTACGAAATAACCCTCAAATACGAGCACTTTTTGCTGAAATTATATGCATTTTATGTAATACCAACAAAAAACATAGCTTTCAAGGCATAAAAATAAATAAAGAAGAAGAATATGATATAACACACATGTCTAATAAATTAAAAGCACCATCCGTGTCATACGCTCAGTCTGTATATAAAAAAGATGATCCTAAAGAATTATTTATTTCTATAAACGAATTTGCATATCACATTTCACCAGAATCTAATAACTCATTACAAGCATGTTTCTGGCTAGAATGGATAATGGAATTTCAAAAAATATGTGCAAATAAAAAAGAAAAATGCTTATGCGAAAGAAGAAGCAATATCCCCGTAGATGATAAATTTCAAATGGATCCTATATGGATCATATGGGAAATTATATTACAACAATCACCAGAAAAGGACAATATTAAAAGCAAAATTCTAAATAGTATACTAAAACTTTACTGTTTAAAATACACGCCCGGTGTAAAAAAACGACGCAGATATCTTATTTATTACGCAATTTCAATAATAACTGAAAAGTATGACACCAAAATTGATATAACAAAAGATAAAGAACTTGTTGAAACTGTCGTTAAGAAAATAAACGCAATTTATAAACAAATTAAAAAAAATGAAGTGGGACCCAAAGTTGACTATCTAATGACAGATGTCCGTAAATCAAATCTTGAAAAAACAATCGATAAACTTCAAATGTTAAATAAATTTGATATTAGTATGCATAATTATGCTGTATAAAATACACATAATAATTATTTACGATATTTATTTACGATATTTATTTTTATTGCTCACATAACGATTTACACCATTTTTGTGAGTAAAAATATTTAATCTTGTTTTTGAACCTACAGGCAATATAATCCTTTTAAATGTTTTTTTATTTAAATTTAAATTAGATATTTTAGGTTTAATAGGTAATATATTTTCAACCTTTTCAACTCTTTCAATATTCATATTATCATTATTTTCTATATTTATAGTATTTTTATTATCAGCTGTTACATTTTTCTGCAATTCTACTTTTGGCGTTTCTACCACCACTTCAGGAACCTGTATTGTATTTTGGATACGATTTATTGGTGTAATATGTACATTTGCATTTCTATGTATTCTTCTTGTAAAAAATAAGTTACTATATTTTGTATTGTACCTATGTACTTTATAATTATTATATCGTGTATAATTTGAAGATAAAAACTTCTTATAAGCAATTGATATTTTATCTTTTTCTATAAGTTTATTTGAATGCTCATTTATCTTAAAAATTAATTTTATCTTATCATGAATCGTATAATTATTCATATATAATTTTGCAACTATATTTATAGGATCAAGTGTTTCAACTTTCATATTATTGACAATCATAACATTATGTTTTTTCATTAATACATTATATAAGTATCTTTTATCATATCTTACATAATACACCCCTCTTTGATTGCCTACAAATTTACTTGCTTTTATTAACTTATTTTTGTAAATAATTCCATGATCAATGCTTATATACGTATTCTGATTTGGAACATTAATACCCAACGAATGTTTCTCAAAACAAACCAATTTATTATGCGGTGTTATTGTTTTTGTTATAGCAATAATAGACTTATTATTTATTGTATGTATATTCGGTTGTATTTGTTCAATTGGCATATATCCTTGATCAGTTAATACTGGTGTACCAGCAGGAAAACATATAGGAACAATAGGATCTGGCGGCACAGGTGTACTAAAATATCTTGCAAGTATAAACTCAAAACTTGAACTCGTATCACCAAGAAGAGTTGCTGTTCCGCCTACAAGTATTTTACCATCGGTTTGTATTGCTACAGAATAACCTATTTCTGTATTAGGAGCTATTAAATCAGATAATATATATCCTACCCCCGCTATTCCAAAGGTAGTATCCAAGCTACCATTAGTATTAAATCTAGCCAATGCAAAACCTTCTTGCGATGGATTTGATATATCAATATGTGCACCGGTTATTACAATTTTATTATCTGTTTGTAAAGTTATAGAATTTCCTATTCCCCCAAACCCGGGACCTATCAAATTATAAGTTGGAGTTAAATCTAAAACTGTTTTACCTGTTCCTGCAAAAGATAAATCTAATGCACCCGAAATTGTAACACAAGCTATTACCATACAACTTTCTCCAGTCGTTTTAGTTGTAAAACCACCAATTATTATTCTACCATTACTATCTATTTTAACACAATTTGTATTATCCGATGAATTAGGAAAAAATTGCGGAATTAATAAAAAT